GCTCGTTACGCGGGCCGGCCAGCGTCCGATCAGTCGCTCGCGGACCCGCCGGCGGCGACGGTGCCGGCCAGCGTCTCGGTGGAGACGGTGGCGGCGCTCGCGCCGGTCGGCTGAAGGGCCATGGCAACGTGCAGGGACTCGATACCGCGGAAGGCGGTGGCCTCGAAGCCCTCTGAGAAGGTCTGGTACTTGTTCTCCCCCACCAGCGTGGAGTCCCGGATCACGCCCAGGTCGAGAGTTCCGCCGTCCATGAGCAGCCAGTCGCCCTCGGCGAACAGCAGCGTCGAGACGACGTCGGGGAAGCCGGGGATGACCTGGCCGGCCACGACCGGGCTGTACGCCTGCGTCGGGATCGTCAGGGTCGGCGTGGTGGTGATGTCGGCCGGGTCGATGCCGTCCATGTGCCAGGTGGCGGCCACGTTGCGGGCCGAGAACCACTCCTGGATCTGCGCGTCGCTGATGGCGAACACGCCGAGGCCGTCGCCGACCATCTGCCGCGTCAGGTCCACGCGGATCATGTCCTTCAGCCACGCGGGCGCGATGAACCGCAGGTTGCGGTTGTCTCGCAGCCGGTGCACGTTGCGGTAGTAGGCAACCATGTGGTCGATCGTCGCCAGGGCGTCGCGGACCGCGCCGAGCAGCTGCTTGGACTGCACGGTGGTCGAGCCCACGGTGAGCTGGCGAATCAGCTCGTTCTCCGCCTTGCGGGCGTACGCGATGTTCTGCGCCTTGACGATCGAGTCGGCCCACTCGGGGTCGAACCGCGCCGACATGTTCGAGATGGTCAGGCACTGGTAGATGGCCTGCACCTCGGCTTCGACCACGCCCGGGCAATCGATCTCCACGCACGCCTTCGGCACGATCGGGCTGGCCGTGTCGTTGGCGGTGGTCCAGATGCCGATACCGCCGGTCTGGGCAACGCCGGACACGGCCGGCCGGTAGGTGATGCCGCCGCGGTCGGCGGTGACGCGGTTGAGCGCGTCACGCACGGGCCGGTCGGTGTCGCCGATCACCGGGATGTCGTACAGCACCTGGAGAGGGGCGCAGAAGCCGCCGGCCGCCGTCAGGCTGTTGCCGGTCGCGGCCTGCTCGCTCAGCTGCTCCAGCTTGAGCTTGTTGTCGAACGGGTCCGCCGACTTCGAGAACACGCGCGACTCCGGGAAGTCAGTGCGCATGCGCAGCACATCGGTGCGCCCGCTCAGCCCGGTCCGCAGGGAGCCGACACGCCGGATCGCCTCGGCGAAGGCGTCCGCGACGCCACGCCGGTCCAGCTCGTTGCCGTTCTCCGTGTTCGGGCCGGACAGCGCCATGAACCGCACACGGGCGACATCGGCCCCGACGGTCGGGCGCAGACCACTTTGCCGGCCACCCAGCCGCCGGCCCCCGGCCTGCACACCGTCCTGGCTCTCGCCGGCCGGGTCCTCGGTGGTCGTCTCCGCCTTGTCGGTCGAGCCGTCGTCGTCGGCCGCTGCCTGCGCGGCCGCCTGCGACTGGTTCGCGGGGTGGATCTCGTTGCCCGCCGGGTCGGTGCCCATGCTGGACAGCTCGGCCAGGGCCGCCTTGCCGGCCTCCGCGAGCGCGGCATGCGCGGCCTCGGCGGACTTCACCTCGCGCAGCGCGACAGCCAGAGCCTGCACGGTCGGCACGTCGTCGAGCGCCAGTTCGCCGGCCTTGTCGCTGTACGGCGCGGCAGCCGCCAGGGCTGCGGCCTTGAACTCGGCCAGCTGCGCCGGGGTCTTGCCCGCAATCGCTGCCTTCGCTTCGGCCAGCTGGTCGCCGCCGGCAGCGATGGCGGCGAGAATCTGCGTCACGTCCATGACGTCTTTCCCTTCCGCTCAAAGTTCCGATACGCGGGGCAGCTGGCTATGCCTGCGTCCGGCATTCGGCTAGGCCGACCGGATCGGTACCCGTTGTTGAGCGAAAGGGTAGTGCCGGGGGGTGTCAATACCCGCCGTGAATCAATTCGTGGGGGTCACCGGGCTAGCGGCGGGGCTCGGCGTGGGGTAGCCGGGCGGCATCTCGGGCGTCACCATGGGCGGCGCGGTGTCCACGGTGGTGGTCGGGTTGGGGTCGACCGGCATCACTGCGTGCATCTCGCCGGATGGGCCCTGGGGTGCGGGGGGCGGGCCGGCGATGATCGTCACGGGGTGCTCGGGGTCGCTGTTGTCGATGGTGACGACAGAGGCGTTCGAGGGCGGGGTGCTCACGGGGGGCTGCTCCGTCGTGGTGGTCGGGGCGGGCGTGTCGGTCGTGGTGTCGAGCACCTGGACGACGGCGGCCGGCGTGCTGTGGTGCACGGCGGGCTCGGCCGGCCCGCTGGTGATCATGATACCGGTGGCGATGCCGAGCACCGCGGCGGTGGCAACGCCGAGGCTGGTTCCGGCGGCTAGCTTGATCTTGTTCACTGCTTCCCTTTCATGATCGGCGGTGCGATCCGCCGCGCTTGACGCACACTTCCACGTGCACGGTGTACAGCTTGATTCCCGCGAGCTGCATGGCCGCCCGCTTCGACTTCTCGGCCACGACGTTGCCCGCGTACCCGTTGGACGTCGAGGTGACCGCCACGGTTCCCTGAACGTCCGGCAGGGGGTCCACGTACTCGATCTTCGGCTGCCCCTTGCTCACCTTCGTTGTGGTGACGTCGCACAGCTCAGCGTGGCACACCTGACACGTGCGGCCAGGCGTCGGCGTGAGTGGTCCGGATTCCATGTCACTCGCCTTCCTTCGGCCAGTTCTCGATCTTGAACCTGCCGATCATGGTCACTGTCCCCGCGGTGAGATCTCGATACGACCGAACTCGGGGATCAGAGTGAGGCGACACACCCACGGCATGATCTTGCACAACTTCGTGAACCAGGTCTCGGCCTCGGCGAACCGGCCCACCGGCAGGGCGACGACGACGCGTTCGAGGTGGCGGCCGGTGGACACGGACTTGACGCAGAAGGTGAACTCGGGCGGGCGCACGCCGGTGTCCATGAGCAGCAGGCGGACGCGCTGCGCTGCGGTGGCTGGCGTCTTCGGCATGGCCCGACCGCTGGTGGTGGTGTAGGTCTGCATGGCACTGACGGTACGCCCGGCCGTGTTGGGTGTCAACACTAGACCCCGCGACAACACTCCTGACGGGCTCGGGTAAGATCAGCCACGCTTGGCGGAGCAGCGGGGAAACGCGAAGGCCCCTACGTGATCGGGGAAACGTAGGGGCCTTCGCGCGCCGACACGGTAACAGATCAGTCCTCTGAAGCCGCCTTCTCTGCCCGCGTCCCCTGCCACGCGCCGACGTGCAGCCAGGCATTCGCGTACAGCGAGCACAGGGCGACCCACAGCACGGAGTCCTTCCACCACAGCGCCGTCGGCACCGCCAGCAGCGCCCACACGGCGGCCAGGCCGAGGTGCATGCCGCCCAGCCGCCGTGCCGCGCGCTTCGACATCAGTCCTCGGACGGCTCGAACGTGAGCGTGTACTTGCCGCCTTCGGTGAACCGCTCGGCCACGTCGCCCTTGACGGTCATGCTCACCGACAGCGCGGGGGTGGCCTCAGACCATTCGGCATTGCGACCGTCCTGATAGTCCGGGCTGAACGAAAGGCTTACCTGTCCGTTGCCGGCATCGGCTTTCCGGTCCAACTTCACCTTGGCCGTGACAGCCATATCTATCACCCATTTCTTAATCGGCGTGGCTCTTCGCCTTCTTGGCTTCCCAGTCCGCGACCGCGGCACACGCCTCGGCCTTCGAACCGGGATTGACCTGCTGGGAGCCCGGGAAATTCAGATCACCCGTGGAGCACATCTTCTTTGCCGCGTTGACCGCCGTGGCGATCGCCCGCGACTGGTCCATTCCCTTTTCCACCAGGTGCTTTGTGATCCGCTTGATATAAGACGGTAGGCCGCCGGCCTTCTGCACCCAGTTGGCCAGCTGCTCGGCCTCGACCAGCTCGGTCAACCCCACCATGAGCTGCATAGCGGGCGACGCCAGGTCATCCACCTCGGTCAGCTCGGCCAGCTCAGCCAGCGCGGCCGCCCCCTGCGCCCGCAGTGCCGCGCGCTCTTCCTGCTTGCGCACCACCGCGTCAGCCAGCGCTTCCATGTCGACCGTGACCGGCTGCATCACCGGCACCTGCTCCAGCCGCCCACCGGCCACCAGCGCCAGCGGCACACCGGACGCGACGCGGGCGCGCGGCACCGGGAAGCCCGGCGTGTTCACCGACAGCACCGCCACCAACTCCAGCGACCCGCCGATGTTGCGCCAGTCGCCCGACGGCGGGGCCGCCCGGAACGCGTGCCGCTCGCTGGCCGTGAGGGTGTCGCGCACCGAGCCCGACACCCAGATGCCGTGCGCGTCTTCGCCGCACACCACGTCAGCACCGACCATGCCGGTGTCGTCGTAGTGTCGGATCGTCGCCAGCGGCGCGAGCTTGCCGCCCGCGTGGCCGGTGCCGAACGTCAGGTGACCCACCGACAGCGGGCCGGCCGACGTCAGCACCTCGCCCGTGTGGAAGTAGGCGTACTGGCTGGCCGACCGCGGCGGCGTGACGCACTGGCCGCCGAAGCCGATGTGGCACGTGCCCCATGTCGCGATGTGGCCGAAGACCCGCCCGTCCGCGGTGAACGTGAGCGGCGTCGGCTTCGACAGCACGGGCGGCTCGAAGTGCTCGGCCGGCAGCACGCGCTGCGCGCTCGCGACCATGGCCGGCTTACCGCCGTTGAGCGGGTAGTCGACGGTGTGCTGCGGGGTGGCGACACGCACCTTGCTGAACTTGACCGGCCCCGGGTGGTTGAGCTTGGGCAGTACCTTCGCCGCGTCCGGCGACTGCTTGGCCGTGACGTGCGGTATGAACGGCTTGCGCTGCTCGGGCAGCTGCCGGCTACCGCCGAGGTGGCCGGCGACGTGCTGCTGCACCTTGTCGGCGAAGTCGTTCACGTCCTGCGAGTCGCCGAGCAGGTGCACGGCGGCCGGCGTCTGCTTGCCGGTCTTGCCGCCGCCCGGGTTGAACAGCGACGGGCCGAGCACGTGCGCCTTGATCGGGCCGCCGTGCTTCTGTGGCGGCTTGGGGCGCGGCTGCGGGATCACCGGCGTGGTGGCGAACGGGCTGCCCTCGGCGATGTCCTCGGCGTCGGGCTTGCCATCCTCGGGCGGCTCGGCGACATCCTCGGGGTCCATGTCGTCGTCCGGCACGGTGCCGTCGTCCGGGCCGGCGTTGTGCGCGGCGATGGCGTCGTTCACGCCCGCGTGCACGTCGGCGACCTGCTGCGGCGTCCACTCGTTCAGGTCGTCGCCCAGATACATCAGGGTGCAGTGCATCTCTTCGGCCGGGTCGCCGCCGGGCACGGTGAACGCGTCCGGGTTGTCGGGGAGCAGCGCGACCATGCCCGAGGTCGGATACTGGTCGCCGGCCGCCCGCAGACCCCGCTCCCACGGGGCCACGTCGCCGATGCGCCGGCACAGCGCGGCGGCGGCGGTACGCAGCGCGGCGATGTCGGCTGGCGACCACGCCTTGACTAGCGTGCGGCCGATCTCCGTCTCGCCGGCCAGTGTGGCGGTCACCGCGCGCACGGCGGCCGGCACGATCGTCAGCTTGCCGCCGTCGATGTTGGCCACCTGCATGGCCAGGTTGCTGCCGTCGCGGTGCAGGAAGGTCGTCGGCACATCGCTGGGACGCAGCACCTCGCCAGTCGGCGCGACGCTGGCCGTGACGAACTCGGCCGGCATGGCCAGCTCGATGCCTGGCTTGCCGGCCAGGCACGGCGAGCAGGCGTCGCCGAGGTCGGCGGACCGCCACATCGGCGTGGCCGCGGCCGCCAGGGCCTGCGCGTTCGGCTCGATGGTCTGGCCGTCGAGCACTACGTAGGCGTCGGGGAACGCTGGCAGGCCCACGAGCGTGGAAGCGCCGATCACCCCCGACACCATGTTGACCTGCTCGCGGCCGTCGTCGGCCATCTCCACCTCGGCGTCGACCGCGGACAAGTCCACGCTGTTGCCGGACAGCGCCCCGTCCTTGACCATGCGATACGCGGGCACGTCGGTATACATCCACCCCTTGCCGGACCAGACGAAGGTGCCGTCCGGGAAAGGGTGGCCGGTGGACTTGCTGACCACCTCGGGCCCGGGGGTGCGGGTGAGCTCGGTGAGCGCGCCGACCACGTCCGCGTTGTCGTGCCCCTGTCCGCCGTCGGGCGTGCGCGTCTGCGCGTAGAGGGTGAGCGGCACGGCCCGGTGGGTGAGCGCGCCGGGCTCGATGTAGCGCCCGTCCGCAGTGGGCATGCCTTCGATGGCCAGCACGGGGAAGCTGATGGGTGCTGCATTCTCTGGGGTGGCCGGCATGGTCTCGGCCGGGTCGATCACTGACGCGGTCACGATGCCGCCTTTCCGCCGGAAATGAAGCGTGCCTGCAATTTCTGAATTCGGGCGTGCTGGTCGCGCAATTGCTGCGCATTTGTATTCTTGCGGCCTGCCTGGTCATCCATCTTCGCGAGCATGATGATGTTCGACATATCAACCGAAGGTGTGGATAGACGTTCGGCCACCTGCTTGCCGTATTTCGGAATGGCATAGGCCGGCACGTAATCGCACATGCAGCCCTTGTGATCACCCGGATACATGTGATCTCCGAGCCATTCATAGCCGGCCGGCGGATCCAACTGCTGGTCGGACCAGTCAGCGAATCGAGCCCCCTCGATATCCAGGTGCGGCAGGAAGTTGTCCGGCGTGAGCGTCACGCCGTACACCCACAGGTAGCCGACACCCACCGCGCCCTTCTCCGCAAGGGCGTGCTGCACCGTCGAGCCCGTAGCCAGGCCGGCGGCCGGCGCAGCCGAGCGCCCCCCCTTGTCGACGTGCCCCGCGCCTTCGCCAGTGCCGCCGATGTCCGCGAGCACCGAGCGCACCATGCCCGGCGGCACGCGCGTGGCCGCCACTTCGCCGCGCGTCGGCGGCTCGTGCTCGCCGTGCAGCACCGCATCCGCCAGCGTCTCAAGCTCGCTGTTCAGCCGGTGCCAGCCGTCGTTGACGCGGGAGGTCATCTCCTGCCGCACCCGATCGTGCAGACGGTGCGCCTCATCGCTGCCAGCCGGCAGGCGCAGCATGCGGACCAGCTTCGCCGCGATCTGCCCGATAGCCGCCGTCGTCCACACGGCGAACTTCGCACCCAGGGCCGCGAACGCGCCCGCCACCAGGAAGTCCGTGGTGGCCCCGGCCGTGATCGCGCGCTGGCGGCCGATGAACGAACCCCACTCGGCGAAGTCCCGCTCACGCAACCCCGCCGACACCTCGGGGTCGCCCGAGAACTTCGAGCGCAGCTTGCTCGCACCGCGGCGCACCACGTCGTCCAGCATGATGCCGGCGGCGGTAGTGACGCGCTCCCGCAGTGCCTGTTCGATGCGCACGACGTCGCGCATGTCGTCGAACACCAGCTCGTAGTCCGGGTCCACCTCGGCGATCGAGGCGACCATGCTCAGCTTGGCCGTGAGCCGCTCAAGCATGTCGCGCCCGGACGAAGCAAGGCCAGCCGGTGTCGCCGGCGGGCCCGCGGGCAGCGCCGGCTGAGAGGCAGGCTCCGTGACCTCGATGCCTGCGCCCGCGTTCGGTGCGCCGCCCTTGTCGCCGACCGACACCGTCTCGCGCGTCGGCAGGACCACCGGCTTGTCAGGCTCCAGCAGGCGCTGAATCAGCTGGCTCGCAGTGAGCGTGTCGAAGCCGCTGCGGAACAGCATCATGCGCAGCAGCTCTTCATCCGCCGGCTTGTCGCCCTCGTTGAAGCCGAGGGCCTGCAAGAGCGCGTCGAAGCCGATGCCGCCGACAGCGAACGCGTCGAGGGCATCCTGCCGCCGGTTGGTGTTCTCCGTGATCGAGCCAGCGTCGTACCAGATCCGAATCCGCTTGACCTGCTTCGGGTCCCAGCCGTCCTCAATCAGGTTGTACCGCAGGTAGGCGACGGTGAGCGAGTCGGCCATGCGGCGCACGCCAGGCTCGAAGTGGTAGCGGAAGGTGCTGGCGTCGATCTGCCAGGCCGACCAGTGGTTGGAGTCGCCTAGACCGGCCACGACCTCGGGCGGCAGGTCGATGCCGCGCCCCATGCGACGCAGAAAGCCTTCCAGCTTCGCGGCCAGCTCCGGTGACGTCTCGCGCGCCAGCGAGAGGTGCGTAACAGCTTTGATGTCTTCGGCGTCGCCGACCAGCACCATGGGCACCACACCGCCCGCGTCACCTTCGTTGGTGATGGGCGCGAGCATGCCAGCCGTCAGCTCACCGAGGAACTGATCGGATCCGGCCGCCACCTGATCCGACTCGTCATTGGTGTTGCGCATCAGCGCCATGGTGGCCGGCATCATCAGCAGGCCGTTGGCCGCGATACGGGACCGCGCGGCAGCACGGATCTCCCGGCCAGTGAGCACGATGTCCTCGAACACGTCCAGGGCCGCCTGACAGGGCGAGTCAGCGAGGATGCCGCGCCGCGGGTGCGGCACCCATAGCCGGTACAGTTCTTCGTCATCCCAGTTGATGTCGCGGCGCTGGCCGGGGTTGTCGTCGTCTTCGATCTGGCAGGTTCGGCCGTCCTGGCCGGGCCACACTTCGTCGACAGAGCGGATGCGCCACAGTTCGTCGCCTGTGTCCGGGTCGCGCATGCCGTGTAGCCAGCATTCGCCGGCCACGTCGAAGTTCTCTGACCAGGCACCGAGGAATGTGAAGCCGTCGTCGAGCGGTAGGCGGTCCAGCATCTCCTGCGCGGCGTCGGCCAGACCGGGCGGCAGATCGATCTGCCTGGCCTTGGCCGGGTCGTCGCCGTGCAGCAGCGACAGCGGGATGGGCTCGTCGTCGTCGTCGATGATCAACGCGGGGTACAGCCGCACCCGTGACAGAGCGTTAGCGCGGAACCCCGTGGCGAAGCGCAGCTCAGGAATCGAGTCGCGATACCGCCACGCGTAGCCCTGCCACTGCTGGCGGGCCTGCGCCACGGCGCGCAGCTGGCTACCGCCGTTGAGACCCTGCTCGGCGGGCTTGATCCGCATGCCGGCCGCGCGCATCGACTTCACGCGCTTCGACTGGCCGGGCTCGGCCACCTCGTGCGCGCGCCAGCCCTTGACGCGCTCAAAGACGCCCATCACTCCCCCATCGGCAGCAGGGCGGCCACGGACGACGCGGCCAAGGCGACCGCGATCGGCTGCCACACACGGCGCGGCAGCGCGCAGGCGGCCAGCACGACCGCGGCCGACACCCACCAGCCGAGGCACCAAGGGCAGGTGAGCAGCTCGGCGAGATGGCCGGACGGGTTGCGCTTGATAAGCCGGTTGCGCAGCGCGCCGAACGGCATCGTGTCCAGCAGGCCCATTCGGGTCAGTCGGTGCACGGCCAGCGTCAGCACGGCGACCGCCAGTGGATCGCGAGCCCAGGTGGTGTTCACGCGGCCTGCCCCCACGGGAGTGAGCGGCCAGCCCACGACGGGTGCCAGTTCTTCAGGGCGCGCAGGTGGCAGCCGCACCCCATCACCGGGGAGATCCTGACCGGACCGGCAACAGTGTGGAGCACGAAACCCAGGCGCGGCTGCGGCAGGCTCGGCTGCACGGTGAGCGTCGCCGGCCAGTCGAGCGACGAACAAAAGAGCGCGCCGGACAGGTCGGTGTCGGTAGCCGGCCGCTGGTTGAACACGAACAGGCCCGCGTCGGTGGCGTACACCAGCACGACATCGGTCACTTCAGTAGCGTCCGGCAGCTGAACCACCGCCGGAAACCAGCGCGCATACACCGCGCTCGGTGTGGGTGCGGTCGGCTGTGCCGACGCGATGCCGTCGAGCTGGGCTGTCATGGCATCCCCCTTTCGGTCGGATGCCAGGATAGCCAGCAGCCCCGGCGCGCTACGGCTGCCGGGGCTGCGATCGATTCATTGGCGCAGAATGGTCAGCAGGGCGGCGAGAATGGCCGCGGCCGCTCCGAGGGCAATGGAGCACCCGCCTTTCTGTCGTCGATGGCTCATGTCCGTCAGGACGTTTCGGGCCGGGTCGGGTTGAGCGGTTCGCCCATGGCCAACAGGACGTCCGCCGCCAGCTGTCGAGCTTCGGCGTCGCCGCGACGTTCGGCGTCGGCCATCTCGTTACGCCACCATGCGATGTTCTCCTGACGCAGCATCCCGGACTTCATCCCGGCGGTGAACCCCTCGACGGCCGATGTGCCAAGCGTGTCGAGCCACTTGCTCCAGCGACGGTGCCGGTAACCACGAGCGATCAGCCAGGGCCAGCTAAACGGGGCGAGGAACACGGCGAAGACCACCGTCCATACCTTGGTCGGGAAGGTCGGCGCGGCTGGCCAGGCGTACCAGGCGACAGTGCCCATGGCCAGCACAAGCAGGTAGCCGATCACAGCGCGGCCGCCTGCCGGAAGGCCGCGCCGAGCTCGCTCAGCCGACGATGGGCCATCGTCTCGTCGGGCATCCAACGGACGGCCTTGCTGTCCACGTACGGCTTGCGATCCCCGACGTAGCGGGGACGCCACACAACGCGCCGGGGATGGCCGTCGGCGAGCACGGTCGTCTGCTTCGGTCGGCCGGCGCGCGCCCGCACGCCGAAGCGCGTGATGGGTAGCCACAGCAGCGCCGCGGTCCCCTTGGTGACGGACTGGTCGGCGCGCACGCGGCGGCCGGTGAGCATCATCGTGCCGGTGGCGCTGCCGTCTTCGACGATCGTCACCACCAGCCACCAGAGGCCGGCAGAGTGGATCTGCATGTCGGGCTGGACGTCGGCAACGGCGATAGTGCGCTCTTCGGTCATGGCTCCTCGATTCGGCTGACCTGCTGGTGGGACCATATTAACCGGTCGGCAAGGTGGGTGTCAACACTTTATTGGGGCCAGCTTCTTGGCCAACTTCCGCGCTACCGCATGCGCCCGCGCGGAACGCATGGACCGCTCCGCCGCCACCACATCGCCGCGAGCTCGATCGTTGCGAGCTACCGCAAGGTGAAGTTCCCACAGTGTCCTACTGTCGATGGGCTCCATCACCGCATCTCCAACCGCATCCGGCCGGCCTGCACGTGCATGCGCAGTAGTAAGTCCGCGGTGGCCGCCAGGTCCTCAACCGACACGTACAGGCCGGCCCCGCTCGGATTGAACAGCAGCACGCCGGCCGGCGGAGTGGAGTTGCGCAGCGTGTGCGACAGCGGCCGGCCTTCCTGGTCGACGATGTGCGCCGTGTACCCGCGGTCTTCGGCCGAGGCCCGGAACACCGCGTGTTCGGCAGTGGTGGCCTTGTTCATCAGGCACCGTCCGGATGCGGTCGGTGATCGTCGGGGTCGGCCATGCGGTCTTCCAGTTCGAGGGTCTCGGCCAGCTCGATCATGTCTGCGTCCGTCATGCCTCTATTGAACCCCATGCGACGATGGGTGTCAACACCTGTGGTGAAACGAAGGGCCCGGGGAGTCGACCGGACGGTCGATGCTAGTCGCCACGCCAGTTCCCCTGCGCAACAACCCCGGGCCCTTCATCTGCCGGCTGAGAGGCACGTACGCGCCATCGCTCCCCGGCGGCCGTACACCTCACGGCGTGAGCCAACGTAGTCGGACGTGATCGGCTTCGGCGGTCCTGTCCATCGGCCCACGGTGATCAACCCGCGAGACGATCCATACTTCCACCTCTGCTCCGCCCGTCCGAGGTGCACCCCTCGCGGACCCGCTTGCGCGTCACGCCCTTGTCCCCCGATAGGGAGTCGAACCCCTGCATATCCGGGTGCCCTGCCGCCTATGTGGACGGCCGGCCCGGCCCAGCTTCCGATCTGGTAGTCGGGGTGGTGTACCGGCCACACGGTGCCGGTACACCCAACCAAGGCTCCATCGCAGCCCAGAGGCCCGGCGGGTCCCTCCCGACTTCGAGCTCTTCGGGCCTTCCCGTTGGCGTTTCTGATCACTGCGTCGTGCGCGCCTTGTGGCATGGCCGGATTCGAACCGACGTCTACCCCTCGCAGGGTCGGCGGTGCCATCCCGCCTTCATGCCGTGCAGCCCCATCGCTCTGCTACCACGTGCCCGTGGTCAGCTTCAGCGCATCATTCAAGCTGCGTCGGTGAGCGGTCCCGCTTCATGCGGGACCTGACGGTGTCGACTTTTGGGGGGGTCCGTCGGAGTCGACACCGTCAGATCTCACCTCACCGCACCACCGCCGTTCCGGCCTGTTGTTAGGCGAACCTAACTGTCCGGATCTCGGCGGCGGGTCTTGGTGTCTATGGAGTTGTCCGGCCAGCAGTCTAGCGAGCTTCGGCGTTCAGGGCGACCGCTGGCCGGGGGTTGGGATCGGGCACTATCCAGGACTTCCACCTGCGACGGTCGGGCCGCCCGGCTTCTGCCTGCCCGCCCTGCTCCGTGCCCGACGTCAGCGACGCTACATGCCGTCAGCGGGTGTGTCAACAACGGTCGGCGCGATCAACAACATGGGCCGGGTCACCGGCATACGGCGCACCGGATAGCCCTCCCAGCGCAGCACCTGCGGCCACGTGAGCGGCGTGGCAACCACGATCTGAACCCTGCCCGCCAGCCTGACCAGCGCGGCGAGAGTCGACCATAGCTTGTTCAGGGCCGCCTGCTGCTCTTCCGTGAACTTCTCCCCGGCTACCGTGGCGGCAAGGTCCACACCACTGTGAATGTCGCCGGCCTGCACCACAGTGCCGTGCACGGTGCCAGTCACAGAATTGCCGCGGCCGACATCGACGGGACCCCGTGGCGTCTCCTGCTTGACGCGATCGCGCAGACTAACCAGGTCGATCTCCGTCAGGCTGCGCAAGCTGGTCGGCATCGTCAACTGGACGAAGTGGGCTGCGGGCTGCGGGACAAACGTGCCGGCGAGCCCGCCGACACGCTCGTGCCAGTAGCCGATACGCAACACTGTCCAGCTCGCGAACGGATCGGGGTCACCCGCCGCGCGACCGCGCCAGGCCACGAACACGCCGGCGGCACCGTCGAGCAGCACGTGGGTTGGCCGGCCGAGACCGTTCGGGCCGTCCGGTGCGAGCGCCGCCTGCTGAGCGGCGACGGCTTCCAGGGGGGTCAGGGAGCTCACAGCTGCCACCCGCGAAGCCCGTGCGGTGCCACCGGCGCATACGCCTCGACCAGCTCGGTCACGTATGTCGGCAGCTCGATCGCAGGCCAACCCCGGCCGTACACAGATCGGGCGTAGTCGTCTCCGGAAACGACCCGTTCGAAGCTGACGTCCCGCTTGACAAGGTCGCTCGACCGGCCCGATTTCATGATCAACGCAACGGTCATGCGCACATCAACTGTCCACGGCTTGGGGTACGTGCGGCTGTACACCATCGTCAGCTCCGTGGGCATGAACCGCTGGCCAGCTTTGCCGAGGTGCTCATGCTCCACAGCGGGCCGATCGAACAGGCGGACGACCACCGTGCGGATCGACTGTTCGGTGATCTGCACGTCTTCCGTGTGGACCACCTGAATGATGTCGTCGTTCACAGGCCCATCCCCACGGTCTCGTCAACGATCACGGGGTACGTCGGCACGCTGGCGAGCTTGCTGTGGGCCAGCGCGCGGACGCTCGGGCGGCTGCTTCGCGTGGCGTCGATCCACCGGGAGTACAGACCGGCCAGCGGGTGCCCGGCGGCAATCTGCGTGTCGCGGTGGCGGGTTGTGCCGCGGTAGGAGATGCGTCCGTGCCTGCGCGTGAACATGGCGCGTCGGCCGCTCAGGTTGCGCTTCTCCTGGCCGGCCCGGCGCGGCTGCTCGACCTCGTGCCCGAGCACGTCGCCGTGGGTGGCTTTCATGGCCTTGTTGCTCATGCGGTGGCTCGCTTCCTGATGGTCTGGCGGATACGGAGGATGACCAGGCCGGCCACGCCGAGCAGCATGGCGGCTCCGAACTCTTGCAAGCTCTCGACGATATCGATCACGGCCTTGGCTCTCCATTCTTGCTGGTGTAGCCCATACGCTACACACGTTCGACAGGGGTGTCAACATATATCCGGCTGTAGACGCCGCGGGCGGCCACCGCCCGGGTAGCCGCCCTCGGCGTGCTCGCTCACCAGGCGAACCGTACGGCCGAGGCGTCCACGGTGGTGATCAAGCCCTGCTCCAGCGGCATCGAGTACGGAGAACCCTCAAGCGCACAGAACGCCCGGTCAACGGCCGCGGTAGCGAGCCCCTCGAAGCCGGGTACCCGCACGTACACCTCGGTCCGGCCGACCGGCTTGACCGTAGCCGCGGCAAGGGCGATCAGCTTGTCGGCGGCCCGGTAGTCGTCAGTGGACAGCCGCACAGCTTCTGCCAGCTCGGCGAAGATAACCGTGCGGATCACCAGGGTGTAGATGTCGGCGGGGGTGATTGCGTTGTACATCTGGTCTCCTCGGGGCTGTCTTCCTGGGCTGATAAGACAACTCTACACCCCGAGTCGGTGGGTGTCAACACTAGCTGAGGTCCTTCCACCACACCTGCACACTGCCACCGAACATGCTGCCGCTCACGTTCACCGCGCTGGCCGGCACACTTCTGCTGGCCTTGATTGCCGCGAGGATGTCCGACGTCCGATAGCCGCCAGTCGGCCGGGCGCGCGTCACGGCCATGTGGCCGGCACGGCGGGTGGTCGCGGTTGAGACGATCGCGTCGACGCCGGCCGCGGTGCACGCGCCAGATACGGCGAGCGTGAGCAGATCCAACATGACGGGGGGCTTTTTTCTGGTCAAGATCATCTCTCCTGTGTCGTTAGTTGCGCCCTACACCTATCGGGCGCCTGACGCGGTCGTTAGTTGGGGCAAGGAACCAAGGTCGTTAGTGGTGGTAACCAACCGGCTGAGCTGCTCTCTGCCGGGGCGAACACCCCAGGCCGGGGGTTGTGGTCACCCGGCCTGGGGGAGACTCTCAGCGGCGGCGACGCGGCCGCATCACGTACGTGGCGTGGTGCTCGGCCATGGCCTGAAGCTGATCCATCAGCGTGCCGCCCTCGAACCGCACCTCAACCTCGGCGCGCTCGACGATCGCCAGGCGCTCGGCCTCGACGTCCACCGAGGTCAGCACGGGGGCGGTCTTGGCGACCTTGGCGATCGGCAGGCTCTTCGGGGCGGCGGTGCCCAGCTTGCGGCAGCAGGACTTGCAGGTGACGGGAGCCTGGTCGGCGTCGACCGTCAGGAAGGCGACGGGGGCGAAGCCGGCGGAGCGCATGTTGGGCTTGCACTCGGGGACGCCGGTGACGCCGATCTGGGCGTGCACTGCCTGGCCGTTGCGGGTGATCAGGTTCTGCGCCATCTTGGCTCTCCTTGGGGCTGTCGTTCTCTTGTAAGGACAACACTACCCCCCTTCCCGATAGGTGTCAACACCTATCGGGAAGGTCACCCAGACGGAGCAGCCGCCCCCCCGGCGGGGCCGGCGTCGCCCGGTCAGTCGCAGATGTCGCAGTGGTCGTCACAGTGGACGTCGTGCTCGCACCAGTCGGTGTCGTCCTTGCCGACGAACTCGAACTCGCTGGCGAACGTCTCGGAGCTCATGACGTCCTCGCGGCCGTCGAAGAGACGGAAGCGCACCGAGCTGTCAGGCTCATCGGTCAGGCGCTCGACCATCTCGCCGTTCTCGTTCTGGTAGTCAGGGCGGAAGTTCATGTCGTCTCCTTGGTGGCTGCTCTCTTGCTGACATGAACTACTCTACCCGGTCCGACGGTGGGTGTCAACACCGTCCGACCGGGTCACCCTACCGGCCCATCATCTCCGCATGCATGCCAGCATCCAGCAGGACTCGGGCGGCCCAGTTCATCAGGTCCATGTCAGTGGTGTCCTCACGCAGCGCCAGCAGCTCAGCCAGCGCGCGGCGGTGCAGCTCGTTGCGGTACAACTGGCGGGCGTAGGCGGCGCAGTATATGGTGTGCTCGCTGCCGTCGCGCTGCAAGCGGTCGTGGTGAATGGCCTGCTCATCGTTCAGGGCCCAGACACTCAGCCATTGCAGCTCGTGCGTCTCGTTGGCCGAGGCGGTGTTGGCGGAGTCGATGCCCTCGGCGATGGCGTTCGCTCGGGCGGCCTGGGTACAGATGCTCATTTCGGTCTCCTTGGGGCTGCTCTGGCTGGCCTGACAAGAAGAACATTACCCCGCCTAGTATTGGGTGTCAACACCCGACCGCCGGGCCACCCGAATGGAGCAAAGAAGCGGCCCGCCCAACCGTTGCACCGGCCGGGCGGGCCTCATTCGGCCGGGTGAGACGGTGCGCGAACACCCCACGGCCAGGTCTACGCGGTCACGCCCTTCTGAGGTCGGTCTGCGGGTAGAGCCCTGATGTGTCGTTGTCCCAATCCACCCAGTAGCGCCGCTGGTGGGTGCCGACCCTGTGCCAACCGCGCACGGTGCCGCGGCGACGCATGAACCATCCGCGGTCGGACACTCGGTCGCCCACGCCGTACCTGTTCCTCACGCCGGTCGCAGCGGGCGGCGCACCCGGCGGGTTGGGCCGAACTGGCGGTCGGCGCGGCGCAGTGCCTCCCATTCGATGGCCTGCGCACGCGACGCCGGCTTCTGGCCGGTGTACAGGGCCAGGGCCCGTTCCATGACTGCGCGCTGTCTGCGGGTCAGGTTCACTTCGTTCCCCTTCCGATGATCTCGACGTCGGTCGCCCCGGGGTGCCGCTTCTCTGCGACCGATTTGGCCCACGCCTCGGACGGAAGGTTGCCCTGCCAGCTGACGGGCGCGTCGGCCCAGAACAAGGCAGCCCTGCCGGACCGCTTCACGTATCCGATCTTGATGCGCTGGCCGGACGCCTTGCTCACTTCGAACCGCCCTTGGGCCGGTGGTGCTCGGTGAAGCTCTGATAGATCTTGTCACCGTGCAGGCGGCACTTGCCCTTGCGGAGCGGCCGCCCGCAGGTGGCGTTGCGCACCAGGGCGCGGCACACGCCGGCCGCCTTCGCCTTCTCCGTGCTCATGATCATCCTTTCCTGCTGGCCGGACCAGCGTTCGTCGTCTACCGATTCACCCTGCAACACACATATTTCACCGACCGAGCGCCCTCTTGTTCTGCCGCGCGACGATCTTCCGCAGCGCCGCCCACTGCTCAGCAGACAGCTGCTCGACATCGCGCAGTTCGTGCATGGCCATCACCACCGACACGCGGAACTGGTCATATGCAGTCCGCTCCCGGTCCAGCACCTCGAAGGTGCGACGGCTATACTCCGCCTGCTCTCGCATCTGCCTGTCGACCTCGGGGGCGTCCAGGCCCACATGTTGGATCAGCAGCTCACGCGCCGCTGCCTGCCCCTCGGCAGCCTTCGACCGGGCGCGGTCAGCCTCGACCATGAGATGTCCATTCGAGGACTCCAGACGACTGATGCGCCCCTCTCGCTCGCGCGCCCGCTCTGCCATGCTGGCCACCACTCCCGCGGCAGTGTGCAGCAGGTCGCGCAGTCTTCGTACCCGCTGCTTGTCCAAGGTCAACTGCGGATATGCGTCCGCGTCGACCAGCTCGCGCAGCTCGCGTGCAGCCTCGATCAGATCCGACTCAGTGTGGCTCATGCTCTCTCCGTCCCGGTGCCGGGGCGGCCGCGGTGTGCGGCCGCCCCGGCGCGTTCAGCACGCGAAGGTGTCGTGCTGGTCCTGCATGCCGGCAGCCCAGACGGGCGACGTCACGGCGTCGAGGGCGAAGCCGAGGGCCGCTTCGATGCCGCGGAAGCCGTCCGCCAGGACCAGCGAGCCGTCACCGGCCTGCACGTCCCACCGGTTCCACTCGGCAGCGACCACGGCAACGGTCTTGAGGACTCGCACCTCGAAGTCGTCGTCGAGCTCGATCAGGCGCAGCACCCACGTACCCGCGGCGGGCAGCCATGCCTCGACGTGCGCCGCGCCGATCCCGAAGGAAGTGTCGGTGCCGGTCGCGTACTCGGCGATGTTGCGCACGGTCTGCGCGAAGCGCTGGGCGGACGTCTTGGTGGCGGTGGGGGCGATGGTGGTCGTGATGGACATTTCGGCCTGCCTTTCGGGCTGTGTGGTTGGCCTGACCTGAACTACATTACCCCACCATGCGATGGGTGTCAACACCGACCGGGGTACTGGTCACCAGCCCTGCGAAATCTCCAGGTCGCTGGCGTAATGCTGCGGCCCGAAGCACAACGATGCCGACATGCCGTGTTCGCAGGTCGGGTTGAGCAACCCCCACAAGATCGGGTACCGGGCCGGCCGCTGCATCAGGTCGCCATCCTCGGGAATGTGAAATGCGTGCGTCGCTCCCCTCTGCTCGACGTACGCCACGGCCGACGCCTCGGCGTCTGCGTAGGCGTGCCCCTCGAAGGTCACAAGATAGGTGTTGCGGTTGTCGCAGTGATGGGCCTCAAGAGTGATCTTCGCGAGCTGCATGTCTTGGCCTGCCTTCGGACTGTGCGATTGGGCCAACAGCAGAGCGGATGGGCGATGGGGACCAGGACGACCGTCTCACGGTTTCATCCCGCTGAGCTCGCGACCCTTGCCTCTGTCCGTAGCCTTTCGGCTACCGGGCTGTTCAGGCGTTGCGTTGCCCGGCCTACTTGCTGCCGGTGCTCCCTGGTGATCCCCATCCGCTCTGCTGTTGTGAGAACGACGTTACCCCATAATACGCCGGGTGTCAACACACATGGTGGGGTAACTTTCAGTAGTCGCGCGGCTTCAGTGCCCGACGCTTGCCGCCCTTCGCCTTCGCACACGCCGTGCACATGACGAACCGGGCCGCCCCAAACCCGAACGAGCCACCCGCCATGCTGACCAACCACACAGCCGTGCGCGTGCTGCACATCTGGCACTTCGGCAGCGGCTTGACACCGTCGTCATCCATCTGGCGGCCCATCAGTACTCCCTCGGCTTCAGTGCGCGCACCGTGCCCTCCTTGCGGAACTGCCGCGCGCACTGCGAGCACATCGCCAACCGTGCCGTCTTCATGTCCGGCGGCCCCCACGTCACCATCCACGACGCCAACCGGCCGCAGCTCTGGCTGCACGGCGGCCGCGGCTTCAAGCCCGCATCGTCCGCGTGTCCGCCCATCAGCCACCCCTCAGCTTCTTGATCGAGGCCTCGTTCAATGTCAGCGCCCAAGCCGGCCACGAAGCCATACCCAGGCCCTGCCCAGATCGGGCGCACGGCTTGCCGGGCCCGAACATCGCGTCAGCCCGCCGCTTATGCTTCTCGTACCAGAACCCCGCCAACTTGCGGCTGGTCGGCTCTTCGAACACGGCAGTGGTGGTCTCCCCGCAGAACGGGCACGTCTGGCCTGGCTTCTTGTGCCGCTTCGCCATCAGCTGAACTTCTTATCGACGCCACGGGAAGCCCAGACCGGGAAGAGCGGACTGGCGTAGTCGACTCGGCCGTCAGGGCACTTCTTGTGCCCCGAGCCGCTCTTCGAGCTGTGGCCGCGGTACTTGACGTAGCAGAGCTCCGCACGGCTCCGCACGGTCACCACCACCTGGAGCGGCTTGTCGCAGTTGGGGCAGTGCATCCACCCCTTGATCAGGTCGGCCACGGTCAGTCCACCTCGTGGATGTGCTTGTATTTCGTGGCGGCAGCCGTCTGGCACGAACTCTTGGCGTGCACGTTACCGCGACCATTCTTGATCGGCTTGCCACAGCCGATGCAGAGCGTGCCGCCCTTCCCCAGGACTTTCTTCGTCTTGTGCCGGCCCATGACGCTCTTCGGGTTGACGGCGTCCTTCACGTCGTCGACCTTGCCCCTGACGGCGTCCTTCGCCTTGCCCCGCAGCGTCTCGCCGCGGCCAGTGGTCAACCAGCCCATGATCACATTCCTTAGTGGTTGATTCGCTTGAGGTCTTCGGGCCCGAGGCCGTGTTCTCCGTACCAGGCTTGCAAGCAGCCGGCGCAGAGCTGGTCACGGGTCAGCTTGCCGCGGCGTCGCTTCTTCTCGACGTAGAGCGCGGCACGCTTCTTGCACATATCGCACAGCTCGTTGTTCTGTTGGGCACACATCGGATGTCTTCTCCGCCGGGTGTCGGCAATCACGGGGGTAAGACCACGCTGAGGCGTGGCGGCCTCTGGATTGATCGGATGTCTAGCGGCGACGGCGTCGCAGCTCGGCTTCGATCTTGCGGATGATGCGCGTGTGGTTGCGCACGAGCTCGGCTCGGGTTGCGCGGTCCTTGACCAGTCGCGCCGCGGCCCGTGAGTTGACTTCGCCGCGGCGAAGTATCTCCAGGTCTTTGATGGTGACGCTGGCGTAGGGGTTGTCGGCCATCTGGCTGCTCTCTCTTCGCTGGTGACAACCCCTACACTACCCGTCTTCACCGGCGGTGTCAACACTCATTGTGACGCCAGGTGCCAATGATCACCGAGCACTTCCCGCCCGTACGCCATCCGGCACTCATACGGGCGCAATGCTCCCCTGCCTTCCAACTGCGCCATCAGGGCGTCCGCCGCGACCGCAGCCGCCTGAGTCCGGAATGCCGGCTTCACACGGCCACTCTGCTGCCGGCACATCCACAAGCGTGCCACCGTCGGATGCGTGATCGCGTACCGCAGCAGGATGTCCCGTCGTGCGGCGTGGGCTGTTCCCGCCCGCTGCTCGTCTAGGCGCACCTCACGCTGCTTGCGGCCCGATCGGTCACCGTAGCCGCGGTGGCGGCTCATGCCAGCCAGTGCGCCGCGAACGCGACGCCAAGGTCCAGGCCGACCGTGACGATCATGCCGCCAAGCCACTTCCACATGTCGATCGACAGCGGCTTTCGGATGATCCACTGGCGGTACCACGTGCGCAGCAGGTCGCCGAGCGTGTCGACGGTCAGGGCGGCGGCAAGGACGACAGCGGCCCAGAAGCCCGCCGTGGCAACGGCGTTCACTCGCCGCGCCCGCTGCCCGAGGTGTCGGCCGTGGCCTGCGCCACCCTGGCCAGCATGATCTTGTGGTTGAGGTGGCTGGCCAGGGCCTGGGCCGCGTCATCGGCGTCGCCCAGGCTGACCGTGGCAACCACCCGATCCCCAGGTTCCGCCGCGGTGTCGACGACGTACCAGGTGCCCAGGCCGCCGGTGCCGCGGGTGCCCTGCTCTGCCTGGTAGCGGTCGCAGAGCAGCCAGGACCACAGGTCGCGCTGGTGGGCGAACATGGCGGCGATGTGGCGGCTGAGCGTTTCGGGCTCGGTGCGGACGGCGGCGGCTAGCGCGACACCCAGGGGGCCGTACTGCTCGGCGAGCTTGTCGACGGCGGCCAGCAGGTTGGGATCGAAGGTGTGGTCGGTGTAGCCGCAGTCGAGCAGGATGTCTGCGAGGTTGTGTGGCTGGTCGGCGTGGTGTTCCATGTCGCTTCTTTCGTTGGGGGGCAACGCTTGCGCGGTTGACGTTACACACTTTCGACGGGTGTGTCAACACGCTCCCACTTGCCGTTCGCCCACCGAAGCAGGCCGTCACCGAGCGGGATCACTGCGCCCTCCACCGGGGCCGCCAACTTCACCTCCGCCCCCCACCGGCCGTGCTCATTGCCGAACGCCGCCTCCAGCGTCGACAGCGCCATAAACTCGCGATCCGCCGGCCGCACCCGCCACGCACGCAGCACCGAGTCCACATGCTGCGCCAGCTCCGCCGTCAGCTGCCAGGCGGCGTGCACCGTGGCGTCCGTCATCGCCAGCACCGACACCTCGCGGTTGTCCGCCAAGTACCGATCGGCGACACCGCCCACTAGATCGAATGGGAACGGCTCGGTCACTTCTCCCCCAACTGTCGGCGCAGGCGCGCAACCCGCCGACCGCATGTGACGTGCGCCAGCTTCGAGGCGTCCCTCGGGTCTTTGCGGACCTGCGTGCCCTTGCTGTATTCGCGGCCGCACACCGCGCACCTGCCGTCCGCCGTCGCCTTCACTGGCCGGCCCGCCGACTGGCGTGCACGATGGCTTCGGCGTGGCGCTGCGCCGCGGTGCGCTCGGTGGGCCACGTCGCGCTGGTCGCCTGCTGTAGGGCGTAGGCGAGCACGCCGGATTCGTCTGCTCGCAGCGCGGACCACAGGTCGGCAAGGGTGGCCTGTGTGGACGTGGCGGCTTGCGTGGACGTGGCGGCGTGCTGTTCGGCTTCGATGACCCGGGGCACCAGCTCGGTCAGGCAGCGCACACCGCACTCGCGGCGCAGCTCTTCGGCGGTGCTGCCGCACCATGAGTGTCCGGCGGTTTGGCAGTCGCCGTGGTGGTCGAAGTCGCAGGGTTCGGCGTGGTTGTCTTCGTTGGCTTGCAGGAGCCGCCAGGCGGCGGGTAGGGCTCGGGGCGGCAGGCCGGGGGTCATGGTTGTATGCCTTTCGGGGAATGTGCGGTATGTCGGTGCTGGTGGGGGATGCGTGTCACCCCGGGGTCAAGATCATCTATAGGTGGCCTTCCATGCCCATCGCCATGCACAAGCCGAACGCCACGCACAGCGAGCAGGCTACGAGCAGGTACGCGGTCACCGACTGCGGCGACCGCGCACGCATCGTGGCGAAGAGCCCCTCCGCGATCGCCGCCAGGAACGCCGCACAGGCCGCCACGATCCACCACGGCGTCACCGGAACCCCGCCGGGGCCGCGACCACGGCCAGCGCGCAGAGTCCGGCCACTACCGCAAGCAGGCCGGCGGACAGTCTCCACCGTGCGGCCCGTGTTGGGGCCTCGGCATGCGTGGCCACGTATCCAATCCCGCCGGCGGCAGACAGCCAGGCCAGGCACCACGCGACGTCAACCGCGGTCACGTCCAAGACTCCTTGGTCCTCACGTTGAAGTGCGTGCCGTCGTGGAAGTCTGGTCGACTACACTGCACCGCGTCATCCAGGCGTGGCGCGAACGACGCACAGAAACCCGGGAGAGCGAGGCGTCCGGCGCAGCCCGTCAGGTCGCAGCGACTGCCGTGCAAGCGGTGCGGCCACCAACAGCCGGTGCCGCACCGGTCGCAGACCAGCAGCATCGGCGTACCCGCGTTGCAGTAGGCACAGCGCGCCGGAATACGGCCGTGTGGGCAGGCGGGACCGTCGTAGCCGATCTCGCGGAACGCCAAGCGTGGGTGCGATTCGGCGGGCCGCTCGGCTGCCCTCCAGGCGTCGTACTGGCCCTGGGGAATCGACGCCAGCACGGCATGCACGTGGGCTCGGGCAATGACGTGGTCGAGCACGTCGACCGGCACACTGTTGGGCGCATGGAGTCGGGTCACGGCGTCCAGGCCGCGGGTAAGCAGGCCGGATGCGGCGGCGTAGTGCTCGCTCGGAGACATGATCTTGTATCCGTCGTCGGTCACCGCCGCCTCCCCTCCGTGAGCAGGACGACAACCGGACAGTCGACGGGGTGGCCGTGGACCAGCTTCGCCATAGACGTGGGCGGATAGTAGGTGGCGGCTGTGGTCACGGCCATCGGGTTGCGGCGGTCGTGACCGTTGCTGACGGCGACCTCGACGTCACCCCATCCCTGCACGTCGCGCATGTTGATCAACAGTTCGATCAGACGGTTGACGGTGACACTGCGATTCTCGGTCACGGACGCCACCCCACCTCTCGGCCCGCCGAGCACGCTGCACAGCCAACACAGGCGTTCGCTATCACCGCGTGGTGCTGGTGGACCACGCCATAGGGCATCTCGTGCTCACAGCGGCCGCACAGCATGCCGCCGCTCGACATGGCCGACCACAGCTCGGTAATGCGCGCCGCGATGTCGTCGCCCACCTGCTCGGCCGTGAAGTAGCCGGTAGCCACCAGGGCCTCGCGAGCTCGGCAGAGCCGCTCGACATCCGGGTCCACCAGCTGGTCAGCCGGAAGCGACAGCGGCGGCTCGACGCCCGAGATCGTGTCGGCCGCGTTCTGCTGAACCAGGCCGTTGGCGTAGGCCAATAGCACCGACGCCAGGTCGCGAGGGTTAGTGCTGGCTAGCGTGCCCTCGCCGATACGGCGATACACCTCCGCGACCACAGCTCGGGACTGCTGCACGGTGATGCCGCCGGCCAGATAGCGGACCCTGTCAATCAAGCTCACGGTGTGCCGTCCCCTCGTTCGGCGGCCGCCTGGATACCGGCCACCACTTCCGCAATGGCCTTCGCGCACTGCATCATGGCGCGGCCGATCTCCTCGACGGCGGTAGCCGACTGCGCCGCCCACGCGTGCAGCCCCTCGCTCACCAGATACTCGACAGCCACCGGCGGCTCGGCGCGCAGCAGCACTCGCAATCGGCCGCGGTGGTTGAACAGGGCCAAGTCCGTGTCGGCCTCAAACAGCACGTCGCGGCCGTCGCCCTGGGCACCCATCGCGCGCAGCGACTCCTCATCCGCCTTGGCCTCGGCGACAGCCGCACGCGCGATGTACTCGGACAGTTCGGCGGCGACCAGCCCCGGCATCGGGTCCAGCCGCGTCAGCTTGCCGGCCTCGGTCCAGATCCAATTCCGCTCGGCGTCGCCCGGCTTCGCGACTGGCGGCGTCAGGTCAACGCTGACCGTTGCGTTCGGGACCAGCATGGACTTGCCGAGCGAGCCATCATCGTTGTACTTCGTCAGCCGCAGCTCGCCGTGCATCGTCCCCGGCCACGGACCGGCCAGTCGCTCGCGGGCCTCCGCGTCCATCTCGGCCCGTGTCGGGTACTTCGGCTGGCCGGTAACGCGCTGCATGATCTCGTGCGCTTCGGCGGGCGAACACCCGCCACCTTCGCGCGGCGGCCCGAAGATGTCGGCCTGATCCGCGTACGGCTCGGCGTCCTGGGTCATCTGGGTCAGCAGCTCGGTGCGAACCTCGGCGCAGTCCGTGCAGTTGCTGCACAGCACGGAGGAGTCGCGCGCCGGCGTTCCGTCGTGCGCCGAGCCGATGTGGTGGCCGCACGTCTGACACAGCTGCGCTTCGACCAGCGCCTCACAGTTGCCGTCATCATGATCGTGATCCACGGCGTTTGCTCCTCTCGATTCGCTCGCGCTCCCGCACCGTGCGGATACACTCCGTGTTGCCGCAGGCACCACCAGCGCGCTCGGCTTTCCTCTGGCTGGTCAGCCCTCCGCAGACAACACAGCGGACTGCGTCCGTCAACTCTGCCCCTCACTCACCCGCAGTCTTCCCAGCGCCTTGTGCAGCGCGGTCAGGTCGCCCTCGGCAGCCAGCGCGCGGCGCTTCCACTCGTCGCGATCGCGGGTCAATCGCTCGATGCGGCGCTCAGCCGCACTGCTGTTTTGAATCAGCTGCTTCAGGTCCGCCATCGCGCCGGTCAACTCGGCTACCTTCGGCTTCGCCTTGCGGTGCGCGTTGCGGTGCGGACGCACCTGATAGTGGTGTGGCGCGGCGTAGTCGCAGTCGGCGCAGCCGTACACCACGGCGTTCGGCGGGCCATCAGCCAACGCCAGCGTGCGAATCGAAGGCCACACCACCGGCTGACCCTTGCGGTCCGTCAGTCCCGAATCAGTGTCGGTGTTCGACACCACCAGGTAGACGCTGCCGCGCGTGTCGTCGCCGTTGCCGAACTCGACGAACTGCCGCCCACCCTCACCCGTCCACCAGCGCACGCCGGTGGGCTTGCGCTGCTTCTCCGGGAACTTGCTGTACGCCATTGTCTTCGGTCCCCTCACGAATGGGTCTGGTGTCGCGCTCTGCGGGCGGCTTCGTTCTGGCGGGCGCGTTGCGCGCCGAGCTGGCCGCCCTGCCGCGACTGGCACGGCTGGCATGCCGGCCGGATGTTGTCGCGGCGGTAGGTGCCGCCGTCGCAGCCAGGAATGATCCGATCGGCGGTGACGGTGTCGACGGTGACCGGGCCCGTACACGCCGGCGTCGCCAGTGCGCACGGGGCGGTGGTGCCGTCGCCGAATGTGTCGATCAGCCACCGTCGGCGGCGTGCACGGTCCTGGCTGCCACCCCGGGCGTTGCCGTTGGTGCAGCCCCGTCTGACGCTCACCGCGGTGGGCTCATGGCGAAAGTGGGCAGCTGCATGGCCTGTTCCTCTCGGGCTGACGGTATGCAGGGAACCTACACCCGCCGTCGGGTGGTGTCAACTCTGGTAGCCGCAGATCCGGCACCGCTTCATCGGAAACTCTCGGTTGCCGCGCTTCAACACGTCGCGCTTGCCAACAGGCTTCCATCGCGTACCGGTGCAGTGGGGGCCCGGACACGGCCCTTCCTTGGCGCTGCGCGGTTTGCACGAGCCCAGGCAGTGCTTGCGCACCTCACACCGCCTTGTTGCGCGGCAACACCACTCCCGGAGGCACTGGCAAGCCCGCCCGCTGGCGGATCTCCCTGGCCACTTCCTGGCACTGCTCGCGGTCGCTCGGGTAGAACTGCTTCTCGAACACCTCGCCTAGGGCGTACAGGACCAGGCTGGCCAGGTGGGCGACCTGCTGGCCGGTGAAGTCGGCCAGGGGTCCGCGAGAGTTGGCGTGCCAGACACTCGCGGACAAGCCGCTGTTGATCATGTCCGCAGTCGTGACGGGGTCCGTCTTCTCGGTGAGGAGACGCTTCTGCGTTGCCATGGTCAGCGAGCCTTTCTCGTCGTTGGCCGCTCGGGACATTCGCTGGCCTCATACACAACGCGGCCAGCCCGGGTGGCGAACTTCGCGCCACAGTGGGCGCACGCGAACTTGCGCTTAAGCAGGGGCATCGATCAGCCCATCCCGGACATGTCGACGGTCGCGTCGAAGTCGTCGTCCTCGAAGTTGGCCGCCAGGGTGGTGCCGGCCAGGTTGGCGCACGCCTCGGCAATCATCTCTTCAATCACCGGAATGTCGTGCTCGGCCAGGAAGCCGGCCGGAACAGTGACGCGCACGGTGAACGTCTCGCTCATGGTGATCTCGATTCACGTATCGGGCGGCTGGTTCACGAATGACGCTACACCCTTGACGCGTGGGTGTCAACTACGTGGACAGGCCCCGCTCCTCCCGCAGGCGCAGCACATTGCGCACCACCTGCGAGTCCGAGCGGAACTTCCGACCACTCGGGGCCTGCCAGCGCCCGTCCGGCAGCTTCGCCCACGACGCCGGATTGTGGCGCGGCGGCCGCCCGGTCGCCCGCACTGGCCGATGGGTGGGCGGCGTGCCGGCGGCCGCGGTCAACGCCGTGCGCGAGTCGCCCTTCACCTGCTCCGTCAGCTTCGACAAGTCGTACTTGGCATTGCGCGAACGGGCGTAGCCGGCCACCGTCACCTCGACGAACGCGGTCTCGATGGCACGCGCCAGCTCGTGCGGGCTGCGCACCACCGCAGACCATCCACGGGTCAGCGGGGTCTCCACGCGCAGCCGCCCGTCCGGGAGGTACTCCACGGTCAACGGGATCATCGTCGGTCGGTGCCGGCCCATGCCTACCGCCTTCCCAGCATCGCGTGCCGCACGTTCATCTGATGCCGCGGAATGACGCCCTGGCTGCGGCGCGGCGGCTTCGGGATGCCGGCCTTGCGCAGGTGCAGCACGGCGTACACATAGGCGTCCAGGCGGTCAGGCGACTCGGTCTCATCGGTGGTCCACGTCACGAGCTGGTCTTCGAGAAGCTTGAACACCCCGACGTGCGCAACGGCATGCTGCTCGGACAGCGCGCTCACGGGCTCGGCCCGGACGCGCTTGCCCTGCTTCGCCCGGATCTTATGGATGGGCATGGGGATGTTGCGCCCGTGCAGGGCCTCGGTGGTGCGGATCAGGTCAACCAGCGCCTGCCCGCCGTTGTTGACCTCGATGATGACTTCGTTGCAGTTCCACAGGTCGTAGACACGCAGGATTTCCGCCGCCCACTTGGCGGGGCTGTCGCGCATCGAGTAGTCGCCGAGGATGTAGACCTTGCCGTCGGCACCGAGGCCGGCGACGATCAGGCCGGTTTCGTCGGGGTCCTGCCGGCCGCGACGTCCCGTGTGCTCATCGGATTTGCGGTCTTCCACGGCAGGGTCGACGGCCAGGACGATGCGGACCAGCGCGAACGGCTGCACCATGCCGTCCTTGTCGATATAGGTCAGCGGCAGCCCGTCGGTAATGCGGTCGTCGTCGATCTGCTTCTGCTTCCACAGTGCGCCATCGACTTCTTCGAGCAGGTCGCCGTCGAGCTCTTGACGGCCCTTGGCGGTGCCGTCGAACTTGTTGTGCAGGGTGCGCAAGGTGGACGCCGGAAGGTTGGCACGGTTCGAGTCGGTGGTGCCGCGCCGAGTCACGCAGTCCGGATCTTGCAACAGGTCTTTGATCACCGATAGCGGCAGGGGCGTGGTGGTGGCCACGATCTGCGGATGCCGCCCCAATCGCATGCCGAACAGCAGCATCTCCCACGTATCCACGGCGCGCTTGGCCACCTGCGCCAGTTCATCCACCCAAGCCCTGTGGTGTTGCGGGCCGCGCAGGCGGGCCGGCTTCTCCGCGCTGAACAGCTTGTAGCGACTGCCGGTGCTCGGGATGATCAGCTCGCCGATGGAGCGGTTCCATGTGTACTCGACGCCCATGCGCAGCAGCACCGACTCCAAGCCGGACTCACCCTCGACGCAGGTGTCACGCGCGTCAGCGTAGGTGGGGGCGACGATGGCCATGCGCCAGTTGTTGTTGAGCAGGCCGGCGGCCGCCATGTCCTCGGCGGCCGAGCGCGTCTTGCCCGCACCGCGGCCGGCCAGGTACAGGGTCACGTCGAACTCGGTGCTCGGCGTGCGCTGCTCCGGTCGGCACGCCGAGCAGCTGTGGCACAGCGTGCCGGGCACGCGATCCCAGTTGACCGCCAGGTCGCGGGACGGCCAGTTGGCGGGGTCCGGGTCTATGCACGAGCTGTCGCGCCAGTCTCGGATCACCTTCAGCCAGGTTGCCTCTGCTTCGCGCTCGAGCAGGTCGGCGGCCAGGCCAACGAAGCTCACGCGGCGCTTTCGACGATGCGCAGGTGCCGGGCGAAGATCTTCGCGGCGGCCGCGCGCTGCTCCGCGCCGACGCCGAGCTCTTCCATGCCGGCAGCGAACGCCTGGCGGACCATCTTGGCCTGCTGCTCCTCGATGGCGGCGAGCCGTTCATCAATGTTGAGGCGGGCCAGGGTCGCCAGCGCGGTGATCGACCGGTCGAGGGCGCGTTCCCAAACGATGATCTCGGCGCGCACTTGCTCGCCGGTCATGCCCGAGTAGCCCACCGTAGCGAGCTCGGCCAGCTGCTCGCGGCACAAGTCTTTCCACTGGAGCACTTCGCCGGCGAGCTTCTGCAAAGCGTGCAGCGGATTCTCGACCGGATTGGCGATTCCGAGCCGCTGCGCGGCCCTGCCGATCTTCTCTTCGAGGCGGGCGCGCTCGGCGGCGATCCGCGGGCCGGGGAGGTTCCCGCCGTGCAGGGGGCAGCGCTTCTGGTATTCGCGAGGGAATCGCCGGCACAGCCCATCGGGGTTGTTCTTCGTGACGTTCTTCAGCTTCGCGCCGCATCGTGGCAGGTCTGACGTCTGGTTGCTGGGCATGGCGTCCCCTCCGTCCCAGGACCTTGTCAAGTCCTAACGAAACGGTACACGACGTTTGATCAACCACCTACCAGGCTGCTACAGGCCGTAGTGCGGCATCTCCGCGTAGGCGCAGGTGTTGACCACCAGATACATGCACGGCATGGTGCGGTCAGCCGGATCCAGGTCGCGGGGGATCACGCGCTGTGAGGTGCGCACCACATACCGCGGCGAGTCATCGGGCAGCACGCCGGTGCGCACCAACGCGTCGATGCAGTGCTTGAGGGTGCTCGCGATGTTGTCCGAGTCGGCCACCCGATTGTTGCCCGGATACCACACGAGCTCGGCCGTGATCGGATAGATATCGCGCGGAATCTTACCTTTCGACACCAGGGCCGTGCCGTCTTTGATGATCGTCGCCAGACGCCATTCCTCGATGCGGGTCCCGCGCGAGTTCATAGTGAGTGGCGGCCGCTGCCACGGCAGGGGAATCACGTATTCGGACACGGGGGGATAGTAGCCCGCGTGCCGCCGGATGTGCTGACACCCGGCGGCACGGCAGGTCAGACCGGCGGCGGAGGGCTCGCGGCGGCGTGGCTGAGCACCGTCAGCAGCTGCTGCACCAACGCGTCGGGCAGGCCGGCCGAGACCAGCGCCGACGCGAGCTGGTTGACGTCGACCGAGGGCACCGACAGCGCCTTGACCGCGGCCAGCGTCTGCGCGTCGCGCTGCTGCTCGGCGGTGGCCTGCGCGTTGAGCGCGGCCAGGATGGCGTCCAGCTTGACACTGTTCGCCTCGCTCGCGTCCTTGGCGAGTCGAGAGAAATAGTCGGCGTAACCCCAGATGTTGCGGGCCTTGTCCGGTGTGAGCCCATCGGGCGCAATGATGTCGTCGGGTCCCATGTCGGTGTCCCCTCCCAAAGTGAGGTCTGCCTGCGTGAATGCTATCTGTCGGCTACGGTCGCCCGGGTGTGCCATGCCGGCGATCGGCGCAGCGTCGGTGTACTGCCAGACGGCCAGCCGAGGATGGCTGTAGCCGGATTGGTTCAGACCTTGCGACCAGACCACCGCGCCGGGGTAGGCGGCCACCATGAGGTAGACGTCACCGTCGACCCACTGATCCGGCTGCATGATCGTCTGCCAGAAGGATCGAGAGGCGTACACCATGATCTTGCGCTGGCCGGTGAGCTGCCGGTACCGCTCGATGAAGCGACGGATCCACTGAGGCGTGCCGCCGATCGGCCAGCCGATCGGCCTGCCGTTACTATCCGTCGTGTTCTCGATGTCCAGCAGCGGCAACAGCCGGCCGTTCTGGAAAGCCACCGATCCGGCCGTGGCGACGAAGTGCTCTGCGTCGGCCGCGGGATCCATGCGCGGGTCGGCGAAGTGGTACGCGCCAGCCAGTCCGCCGGCGGCAATCGCGCCGCCGAGCTGGCCAGCGTAGACAGGACTGGTGTACGCGGCGTAGCCGGATGCCTGCGTGGCCTTGACCCACACCGCCGGGGTGTCGCTGAGGTAGGCGGTCCAGTTGTTGATCTCGTTGTGACTGCTCACATCGCCAATGAATCCCACGGTCGTCCCCTTCCCTTCGTCCCCACGGTACGGGACGGTTCACGCCCGGTCGGCGATGTCGCCCCAATGCGGCTTATAGTCGAGCTCGATTGTGCCGGTACGGCCGTGCCGGTTCTTCGCGATAATGAACTGCACCGTTCCGGAAGGGTAGGAGATGGTGCCACCCTCGGGCAGCTCTTCCGTGATGGTCGGCAGGTGCAGCAAGATCACCCCGTCTGCGTCCTGCTCGATGCTGCCGGTTTCGCGGAAGTGGTGCAGCTGTGGAGCGTCAGCACCACCGCGGTTGAGCTGCGCTAGCGCCACCACCGGCAGGTGCAGTTCCTTGGCCAGCTGCTTGCAGATGCCGGACATGAGCGCCACCTGCTCCTGACGGTTGGAGCCAGCGGCAGTCTTGATCAACTGAAGATAGTCGATCACCACCAGGTGAAGGCCGTGACGGCGATGCAGCTGCCTGGCCTGAGCGACGATCCGGGCCATGGTGATGTTCGGCGAATCCAGGACCCATAGCGGCAGGTCGACCTGCTTCACCCACGCGGCGTGTGCCTGCGCCGCGGCGAGCACACGCCCGCTCGGCGCGTACGAGGTGAACTCGGACAGCTCCTCGCGCATGCTGGCGGCCATCCACCGATCCATCAGCTCGAAGCGGTGCATCTCCGCGCTCACGACCAGCGTGTTGTAGCCCGACTCGGCCGCCACCCATGCCACGCGGCCGCCGGCCAAGGTCTTGCCGACGCCCGGTCGAGCGCCGAACACGTAGAAGCCGCCCGGCCGCAAGCCGCCCGCCGTGAAGATGGAATTCAGCTCGGCCCACGGCGTCGGCACCACCTGGTATTGCGGGCCGCCGGCCAGCTCGCCGAGGTAGGCGTCCACGAAGTCAGGCACCCGCGGCGCTTCGTCGACCACCATCACATCGGTCTGGATAGCCCGCCACGTCTCCTCGGCGTGCTCCATCACCGTGTCGAACGCGTCCAGGTCGCCGACATCCGCAAGCTGTTGAAGCCGCTGCCCGAGCGCGCCAACCCGGCGCAGCTTCGCCGCCTTCGCCACACGCTCGGCGGCCAGCGGTGCCCACCCGGGGGCCGGCGGGCTGAGACATTCGCGGGTCACGATGTCCATGCACATGCGCAACTTGGCCCCGCTGGCGGCCGCGCCGAGCGCCGAGTGCATGGCCGCGATGTCCAGCGGCTCGCCGTTGGTGGCGTGCGCCTCGACGACGCGCCAGACCAGCTCACGGCCGGCGCTGGTGAAGTCGGCGGGCCGTACCAGGCGCAGCGACTCCATCAGGTCGTCGATCATGGCCGGGTAGAACGCCAGCCCGAGCAGGGTCGCTTCGTCCGCGTTCAGCTGCTGCTGCCGATCGGCAGGCGTGAGGCTCACGCCGGGTCCGCGAACCGTGTGGCGTTCTCGCGAATCCAGGTGATCCACTGCTCGTCGGTCATGCGGACCATCACGGCGTCTTCGAAACGGGCCCGCCAGCCGCGCGGATCGCGCTCGAAGAGCAGCTCGACATCTTCGCCCGCGAGCTGCGCGGCGATCGGATGCCGCCAGCACGACGCCCGGGCCGCGCGCAGCCAGGCCCGCCGGTCCATGACGTGCTTGTGCACGTGGGCGGTCTTCACGAAACCCAGCTCGGACAGGTTGACTGCGTCCACGGCGGCGGCCAGCTCGACGGCCGTCCACTGGCCGGCGGCGGCGGCACGCTGCCAGCGGGTGATCTCCACGGGGCCGACCGGCGTTCCCAGGTCCAGCAGCAGCACGCGGTCACGCAGCTCTTCGGCGGTCATGCGCAGGGCTTCCGAGCTCAGCGGCGGCAACGTGGCGAACATGTCGTGCTTCGCCTGCTGCTCCGGTAGGTTGGTCGCCATCGGTCGTACCGTCCTTCGATCGGTCTGCCCCCCGGACGTTCCAGCGTCGCGGGGGGTTCTGTGTTGACACCCTACCCTGATCGACTTCAGAGCGTCCAGTCGTTCAGCATGCCCGATGCGTACCGGCGGTCACCGGGCGACATGCCGTCCGGCAGCTCCACGATCCCCTTGCTGGTGACGATCTGCTTCCCGCGGCCTCGAGCTGCCCAGTTGCCCGGCTGCACATCGGCCATGGCCCGGAACACCCACGCGCCGCGCTTCTCCGCCGCCCGCTTCACCGCCGCCAGGATGTGCACAGGGTTGTTGCCGGCGGCCACCAGGCCCTTGACTTCCTTGCCGACCTGGCCGATCTGGCGGCCGGACGGCTCGAAGCTGAAGCCGCGGCACGCCTCGACGTACAAGCCGACCAAGGTCTTCGTCCACTCGGACGGGGTGTGCTGCTCGCGCGGCAGCTGCCACGCCATGGCGTCATAGCGGGGGGCATCCACCGGCGCGCTGCGCTTGCGCTTGCCGGTCTCTTCGGGCTCGGCAAGAAGCCAGGACGCCGAGAGATCGGCGACGGCCGGAATGGTCGGCTCGGCCGGCGCTAGCTCGGTGCCGGGCTCTTCGATGATCTCGGCCTCGGTCACCTCCGGGCCGGCCGGCGTCGCGCTAGCGGCGTCGGTGATCTTCTGGTTGGTCTCTTCTGCTGGTGGTGAAAAGGACTGGTCGCCGGAAGCCAAGTGCGTGACACGACCCGATGTCACGCACTTGGCTTCCGAGATCAACTCGTCTGTCACGCACTTAGCTTCCGCGGCTTTGCCCTGCTCGATGGCCTCTGTCACGCACTCAGCTTCCGAGATCAACTTTGCTCGGCGGCGGCGTTGACGCTCAACCGCAAGCGCCCGCTTGTGCTCCTCGCGGGCATCGATCGGCAGCCAGCCCGCCGGCACGTCGTACTCGAACCGCAGCCGCCACCGGATCGTGCCGTGGCGGCTCAGCCCATCCCGCTCGACGCGCTTGGCTTCCTCAAGGCGGGCCAGGGCCGACCGCACCGAGCGCTCGGACACGTGCGCCCGCTCGGCCAGCCAGGCATTCGAGGGGTAGGCGTTGCGGCCGGTCTTGTGGTCAGCCCGAGAGGCGAGGTTGGCAAGCACCCGGTTGGCCACCTTGTCCTCTGCGCCGCGCCCGTTCAGCAGCGGCGGCAGGGCGGAGAGCCAGTCGAGAGTGCCCTTCCACTGCTGCCCGTCAAGCAAGTGTGTGTCAACTCGCTGGTCAGTGGCGTTGTGCTGCGGGTCAGTCATGGATAGACTCCCTGCTAGATGAGCGTTCTAGCAGCCCCGCTGGGTCGGCACCCATAGGCGGGGCTGCATTACGTCTGGGGTCTGATCGTATCCGTCGGACGTCTGACGCGATAGGTGCCGAAGCGCACCGCAGCGGGCCGGAAGTCACGGAATGGCAACAGGTCTAGTCCTGCGCTGCCGTGTACGCTGCCGGTGCGGGTCATGGCTGGTTCGCGCTGGTGGTCAAGGCCGCCGGGTCTGGTTCCCCTTGCCCGGCGGCCGCACCGCGGTTCTAGTTCGGCCGCTCGGGGTCCGGCCACTCTCCATGGGTGAGCTGCCGGCGCTGCTTGGCGGTGAGCTCCGAGCTCTTGCCGTAGATCCGGCCGCACGGTCCGTAGAGGACAGGCAGCGGCTGTGGTCGCACCCGCTGCCCGGCCGCCGCCAGTTCCTGACGCACGCGCTCGCGACCACCCGGGTCAAGCCGCGCCTGCTCCTCGGGTGTCCATTCGACGTCGACCAGCCCCGGCAGGCGCAGGCGTGATCCGACGTAGACGTAGCCCAGGGCAATGGGCGGCCCGAGCGGCACGCGGATGTGGTCCACCAGCAGGGACCATTGCCGGATGTTCGGGGACGGCGCGATCAGCACCGGCACGCGGTCGAGAGGCTCGGTCGACAGCTTCGACACCAGCCAACCGCGCGGACCGGACACGCCGTTGCGGTCCGCGTGCACGCTGCCCGGGCCGCCGTTGTGCACGGTCGGGTCGAGCGCCAGCAGGTTGGACAGCAGGTCGGTATCCAACCGGGAGGTGCCGCCCATGCCCTTGTTGCGTCGGTGATGGGCGTCGAAGGTCTCGAAGTCCAGCGGCGTGCCGCTCACCTCACACCGGCCGCTGCATCGGGCCCACAGCTGCTCACGTAGGCGTGACCAGTTGGCCTTCGGTCGCTTCGCCATATGTTGACTCCCCTCGGGTCGGTGGGTATGATCCTAGTATGCGAGCACGGCGAAGGGAGGTCAACCACCGGTGAGCACGAACCCACGGCCCACGGTCCAGATCAAGAGCCCCGACCAGCTGACCGAGCGCGACCTTGAAATTCTGCGCCTCAAGAAGGTCGAAGGCTGGAGCTTCCGCGAGATCGGAGACTCGCTCGGCATCACACGCCAGGCCGCGCAGCTGGCATACCGGCGGGCCGGCGGCGAGACCGACCGGCAGTGGCCCGTCGAGAAGGCGTCCGACGCTGTGCACCAGCCCGAGGTACGCGTGCGCAAGGTCGTCAACACGGCCGCTCTTGCCCGCCTGGCCCAGATGAGCGCGGAAGGACTCGGCCGTTACACGCTGCGCGAGCTGTGCCGGCGGTTTGCTCTGCTGCCGCTCGGACAGCGCGAGTTCCCGCCACTGGACGCGCCTTTCACGTCGTCGCCGCCAGGCAGTCGCAGCGGCGAGACCATCACACTGCGTTGGGAGACGCGGTGGGCCGAGTTCGAGGGGGCCCAGAAGCTGATCCACCAGCGCGGCTACTCGCTGTCCGAGGTGATCGAGAAGCGGCTGCGCCAGTTCGCGCTGACCGGAGACATCCCGCCCGAGCCGACCCTGAAGACCCTGGAGACCAGCAGCGATGACTGACCAGCAGGACCAGCCACAGACCAAGCGACCGGCCATGCAGGTCGCACTCGACGCCGAGAAGCTCGCCAGGCAGGCCATGAGCGAGGTGGAGAACATCGGCGCGCTGGCCGCCGCGGCGGCCGAGTCAGGCGGCGGCGAGCAGGTCGGAACGGTGCTCGGTGAGCTCAAGCAGACGGTGGACAGCCACGATGGCGCGCTCCGTGAGGTCATCACCGATCTCGGCGCGACCAGGCGCGAGATCGGCGCGCTAGCCACGCAGCGGCAGGTCGCCAAGGTGCGGGAGCAGGTCGAAAACATCGAGAAGTGGCAGCTGGCCGAACTCGAAGGTGCGCAGGACGGCGGCAGCACGATGGTGGCCGGCCTGGTCGAGATGGTGGCCGAACTGCGCGAAGAGCTTGAGCAGCTGCGCGGTCGCCTGGCGCACAAGGCGGACGGCGGCGGCGCGGCGGTGCATTCGCCGGGTGCGCCGCACGTGCTCGGCCTGATCGCGCAGTTGCAGAAGCTCGTGCACGAGATCGGCAAGGGTCGTGAGTTCAGGGCCGAGAACAGCCGGGGCACCGTTACCCAGCAGTACGACTTCCGGGGTATCGACGAGGCACAGAACGCTATCGGCTCGGCGCAGCGCGAGATTGGGCTGATCGGCCCGAAGGTGACGATCATCGAAAAGACGGTCAACATCACCGAGGTTGACAAGGGCAGCTACACGCAGGTGTGGACCACGGTCAGTGTGACGGCGCGCTACACCTTCCAGTCGCCGGTGGACGGCTCGGAGTGGTCGACTGAGGGCTGCGGCATGGGCCGCGATCTCGGCGACAAGGCCGAAAGCAAGGCGCTGGCCGGCGCGTTCAAGTACGCCCTCTTTCACGGGCTGAACATCCCGGTCAAGGGCGTGTTCGTGGACGCTGAGACCGAAGACCCGCGGATCGAGCGTCAGCAGTCGCAGGACACCGGCCGCATCTATGGCCACGGTCACGCCGCACCGGACCCGCACGGCAGCGATGCCGAGGCCGAGGCAGCATTCGAGCGCGCCTTGCAGGCCCCCTCGCCGGCCAACGTGCAGGCGTCCCTGGCCGCGCAGCAGGCGGCACCGGCAGAGCGACCCGACACCCGCAGTCCCGAAGAGTTGGCGCGTGACGCGTTGGCCGCCGGGCGCAAGGCCGCCAACGCGGACGACGCCGGCAAGGTGTGGCAGTACGCGCATCAACGCGGCGTGCTCTCCATGCACGTCGAGGGGTTGCAGCTCGGTCAGCATCTCCTGGCCGCGCTGCGACTGCTGCCCGGCGGTGCTGCACTGCGACTGGCCGGAATGGAGCACTACCTGTGAGCGACTCGACGGCGTATGGGGATGCCGTGCAGCAAGCGCTGGTCGCCGTGCTGCGTGACTCGGCGCATTACGAGACGGGGCCGGTCGATGCCTGTTCCGGGCCGGCGCAGTTGATCGCGGACGGCGACGGGACACAGCTGGTCGTCTGCTCGTGCGGCGCGGTGGTGGAGATTCCGGGCGGCATCGAGGCGCAGCTGCGTAGCCGCGGCCTGCTCCCCGATGCCGGCCCGGTCACCGCATCCGACCCGGTGTATCCGGGGCTGCCGATGATCGACCCGTCGCAGATCGCGACGCCGGCCGATCTTGAGGCGCACCTGCTCGACGTGATCGTGCGCCTGGAACGCGGCCAGATGTTCGAGCGGGAAGCGATCGAAGCCGAGTACAACGCCCGGTTGGCGTGGGAGCTGGCCCGCGCGAAGTCGATCGCGACGGGCGGGGGCGCGGCCGACGTGCGGGAGGCTCGTGCGCTCACCGACAACGAAGAGTTGTACGAGACGTATCGGCGGGCCGAGATGATGCGCAAGGCGACGCAGGCCGCGATGCACAACTGCCGGTCGCAGCTGTCGGGCTACCAGTCGGTAGCACGGTCGGTGCTGGCGACGTACGGGGCCGGCGGGTCGCCGGGACCAGCCACTTCGAGGGGACGGAATTGACGATGATGTTCAACAAGGCGGCCCTGCTTGCCGCCGCTGAAGCCGAGATCGAGGCGCGCAACACTGCAATGCGCGCCGAAGTGGACCGGCGAAACGCGGAGCTGGCCGATGCCAAACGGGCATGGATGGACCACTACGGCGAAGCATGGCTCACCACGTTGACCCAGCTGCGCAAGAAGCTGCGCAACGGCCAGCCTATCTACGGTGCCGACCTTCCATCGGCGGACCGGTACGGCCGGGTGGCCCTCTACGGTGATCGACCCATAGCCGACCGGCAGCACAAGGACATGCTGTCGCCGGACCTGGCCAATCTGATCGAGGTCCTGAAAACGATCGACGACGAGTTGGTCAGCGTGCCGACACTGCGCACCCTGCTCACGCCCGCGGCCCTCGGCGCGGCACTGCGCCAGCTGGGCCGCTCAACCAGTAAGGAAAACTGACATGGGCTGGTGCAGCGCGACCGAGATCATGGACACGGCGTTGGAGGCAGCAGAGGCAGCGGTGGGAGCGGCCCTCGACGCGATCGAGTGGGGAGCGCAGCCCACCAGCCACGGTGAGCAGCTGGTGGACGACGCGCTACGGCCGTTCGTCGCCAAGCTGGCCGCGGTGCTGCGCGACAACGACTGGGACTGCATCGAGGAGTCGGACTACTTCGACCGATTCCAGCAGGAAATGCTCGGCTACGACGACAGCGAATACGCGGCATACCTGGTCGAACAGGTGAAGGACGCAGCCGACTACCAGTCCGGCGACCTGGAAAAGTGGACGGCAAAGCTCGCCGTGCACAAGCGGAAGATGGGAAACTGATCATGAGCGCGTTGCAGGTGAGCGGTGTGTGCCGACTCGGGGCTGATCCCGATCTGCGGTTCACGCCGAGCGGGGCCGCGGTGTGTTCGGCACGGGCCGTATTCCAGGACCGCTACCAGGACAAGCAGAGCGGCGAGTGGAAGGACGGCGACACCACCTGGGTTTCGCTGATCGGCTGGCGGCAGCTGGCGGAGAACATGGCGGAGTCGTTCAAAAAGGGCGACGACGTCATGGTCACCGGCACGCTGGTGGTCCGCGAGTACAAGAAGAACGACGGCACCCCCGGCTACGCGACCGAGGTCAAGGTGCGGGACATCGGCCCGTCGATCCGGTTCAGCGCGGCCAAGTCGGCGCGCGTCGACCGGCAGTACGACGGCCCGGCCGCCGGTCCGGCCGAAGACCCCTGGGACCGTGCGCCGGACGCGCGGCAGCAGGCGGCTAGCGCGCGGCCAAACCAGGGCCAGCAGGACGGCCCGCCGGCGCGCGGCCAGTGGCAGGCGTCCGGCCGGCCGGTGCAGCAGGCGGCCCGCTTCGATCCGGTGACCGGTCAGCCACTGGTTCCGGCCGGCGGCTTCGACGACGAGCCGCCGTTCTGATGGGTACTCCTCCTGGGCAGGTAGACCCGTTGATCACGGAGGCCGAGCGGGCACAGCTTGACAACCTGTTCACCTATCACGCTCCGCACGGCGATCAGGTGGACCGATATGGCATCATCCGGGCGGCCGGGCGCGAGATGGCCCGAATGATCATGGCCTACTCGTACGAAAGCGAGGAACGCGAACAGGCGTTGTTCGCTGTGCGGGCGGCTGTAATGTGGGCGAACGCCGGGATTGCCTGCAACGAGCCACCGGCCGATGGGTAGGCATCGCGTGTCCACCGGCCGCCATGGGGGTGGCGGCCGGTGGCGTGTACCTCGCGTCTTGCGGCATGCGACGGCGGGCCACCGGGCGTCGCCGGGGTGCATGGGATGGCTGCTTGTGGGCGTGGTGGTGCTGGTCGCACTGGTTGTTGACACCCCCCACATTGGGGCGTAGCGTGGAGGCATGACGAAAACAGTGCTCGACCCCACGCTCCGCCTGGTCCAACAGCTGGCCGAGCAGGAAGTGACCCTGCGCGCCGTCGACCACACCGACAACGAGGGCGAACCGTGTGAGCACTGTCAGATGCGTGGCCGCGCCAACACGGTCACCCTGTACGGGTACAACGGCGATGGCGAGCGCATCACCGCTGACTGCTGCGTGCACTGCGTCCCTGCCGTGGCCGGGGAGCACTTCCACCCGCTGTACGGCGTGCGCGCCGAGGTGGCCCGGTGATCCGCTGGACACGCGAGCCTGCCAAGCCCGACGTCATCTGGACACCGACGGGATGGTGGCGGGTCGCCGCCCCGGACGGCTCGCTGTGGTGTGAGACCAGCATCGAATCCGAGGCTCGGGACGCGGTTCGCCCCGGCGACAAGCTTCAACGGCTATGGGAAGCGCGACGCGAATGGCGGGATGCCGAGTGAGCGACCTTGATCCCGCCACCGTTCCCGGCTTCCGAGAGGCCAGGGCCGCGCTGGACGGCCTAACGGAAGGCACCATGTCGGCGGACGATGTGGATCGGATCGTGGCCGTAGTGATGGGGATTTCCCGGCCGTACGTGCAGGCCGAGCTTCTCGCGGATGTCTCGGACTACCTGACCGAGCAGGGGCACCACGACCTGGCCAGCCTGCTCGACAATCTGAGTGCCGGCATCCAGAAGGCGGTTTACGGTGGCTGACGAACTGAAGCTGGCCGATATGGCAATCCGCCTGCTGGCATCGATCCGCGCGCTGGTCGATGAACCCCTTGACGATCCGAACAGCGACGAAGCTATCACCATCTGCAAAATCCGGAAACTGCTGGGAGTCGAACGAGATGACTGACGCGCTCATGACGTTGCAGATGGTGGCGGACACGCTGCCGGATCCGGTCGAGTTCCGCCGACGCGCCATGCAGGCGGCCCGCGACGGCTACGCCGCGGCTGTCGACGGGCAGGACGTGCGCACGCCCGAGGACACGGCGAGTGTTCAGCTGTCGCTGGCCCGTACTCGCGAGCTGGCCCAGCAGTACGCGGCCACCTTCACCGCAGTGGATAAGGAGCTGGCCAGATTCCAGCGCGACCAGCTCGAACTGCTGCCCGGTGGCCCGTCTGCCTTCAAGGTGGCGGACAGCGACGGCGACATTATCGTGCAGCTGGACACCTCGAATACCTACACCTTCGACGAGGGCCAGCTGCTGTTCGCGGTCGCCGCCGACACTGTGCGTGACGCGGTGCTCGACGAACTGATTCACGTGGTTGAGGACTCGGCCAGCTATGACGCGATGCGCACAGCTCTCGGGGAGCGTCTCGCGGTGCTGCTGGTGGGCATGGTGGAGTCGGTGGCGGCGATGGGTAGTTTGAAGATGCAGGTGACGAAGGTGAGGGCCTTCGCGGATCAGCTTCAGCGCAACGGTGATGGCGTGCTGGCCCGCGTGGTCCGTGACACGATCGTGCAGGAGAAGAACACCAAGTCCGGTGCGAAGTTCACCAGGAAGGAACCGAAGTCGTGACCAACAGCCAGAAAGACAGCGGCTTGACCAATCTGCCCGCAGACGGACCGCACCCGGCCGGCGAAGCGCCGCCGTTCGACCCGAAGCCGCCGGTCGCTGTCGAGCAGGCGCAGCAGCCGAACGCGGCCGCCGCGTTCGCCGCCGAGCACGAGCGGCAGACCCGCGCGGCGCATGATGCCGAGATCGCGGCCGCCGGCGAGTCGACCAACATCGGCACCGACGGTGAGCCGCACTTCCTGAAGATGATCCCGCACGAGGGAGTCGACGCATCCGAGGGCGACCACAACCCGGACGACTTCGATTACGTGTGTGGCTCGGACGGCCAGCCGTGGCCGTGCTCGCAGGCGCAGGAGTTGGAGCGCCAGGAGCAGGAGCGGCGCGGGGAGCAGCCGACGGCGGCCGGGCAGCCCAAGAACCTGTCCGACGCCGAGCACCTGGCGAACGAGTCGGCCGGAATCGCCGAGCAGGCCAGGGGGCCGCGGCCGTGACGGTTGCCGAGCTGGTCGAGCAGTTGGGCCGTTGCGATCAGGGCGCTGAGGTTCTGCTCTGGGCTGGCGACGGATTCCGTAGCGGCCTCGATGAGATCGACAGCACCGATCAGGACCGCGTGGTTCTGGTCGGGTACCTCGGCTGATGTCCGCCGAGCAGGTGGACAGAGTCGCCCGGTCGCTGCTGCGCTCTGAGATGCTGCTGCGCCTGCTCGACAGCGACCGCAGGCCAGCCACCGTGGAGCAGGTAGTGGCTGGCCTGCGGATCGAGCTGGCCTTGCAGCGCGACAACGTCTGGCTTCAGCTGAACGAGTTGGGCCTGCCTGTGCCAGACGCGCCACTACTGGCTTCCCGCCGGCACTTGCCGGCGAAGCCCGAGACGCTGTTCTAGTCGGCGCGGCCGGTGGCGCG